TTCACGTTTCACAAATTGGCTGGTGGAGTCATTGGAGACCCCATCCTGCGCAGAATCCAGGATTCTACGTTGACTAGGACGGTTTTGACGCGCGTACACCTCATCGTCACCAAAAGGGTGTATGGTATGCGCCAAAGGGATGATAAGCTCCGAGAACTCATCAATACAAGAGATGGTGAACTTGTCAAGAGGCAGATCGGGAGTCTGCACTTTCCTAACACGTTGATCAACGCATCTCGATTCGTTTGCCTTGCTTACATCAGGGACAAACGCTCCGTCCAAAAGCGGAGACATGAATGCCGTCATGCCCGCTTTCGCATCCTCATCAGGAATAACACCAGTTTCAATCCATTGATAGGATCGTACGGCGTCGACGACATCTATCTTGTCTCCGCCCTTCTGGTATTTACTATGGAACTCCAAGGCTATCTCTGCCCCATGGTGTCCACTAGCTAAACCCGTCTCTCCTTTGTCCATCTTGCTCTTGACAGTGTAAAGTGTCAACTTCGTAGTGCCTTGGCGTGCGGTGGATGCTATAGCATCATCGACCGTAGCAGGTAGTTTTGCGGACAAGTAAGTATTAACCCGTCCTGTACACCACCAGTGCTCGTCTTTTCCACGCACCTGAAGGCGGACGAAATCGCCCACTATCGGTCGCAATCTGGCCATGCGCCGTGCCGCCAGTTTCCACAGGGAAACTAACGTGGCTACAACGCCTTCTGTCTTTAGCAGAGGAGCAAGCAAAACCATCTGGTGGTCTTCACCAACCTGGCGCCGCTCAACAGCATAATGACATGAGGCATTAGGAAAGCCCCACCAAGAGTAGGCAACAGCTGTCAAGCTGTCACCTCCCCAGTTCCACAAGTGATGACGGTATTCGCCGCCTCCGGAGACCTGATAGTGGATCTTCCCATCACTTTCGAAACAGTAACTGTACTCCGAGGTTGCTCTCCCGGCTTGGGAAGGCACCAGGGTGTACAAGATAACTGGGCAGGCCCAGCGTGCGATATCAGCCTCGAATGTCTCCACATAGTAGTCGACATCGATGATGATAAGCGCATCGCCGGGTTTGGGCTGGCGATAAGATGCCGGAGCCATTAGGTCTTTAACCCAATAGTAGGAACGGGAGTAAGATCTCCCGGCCCGACTGTCAGCTCCACTACCCTGAAAGAACATCGGGGTATATCCAGCATTTTCCGCCATTTTCTTAGCTAAGTAGGAGGCAGTAGACCGTTGAGCTGCGCTGGCACCATGGGTATGGTTAGCCGGCGCGGCCAGGGCCTTAATGTCCATTTCCTGAAACTCGCTCTTCAGGATCAACGCTTTCGCGCGTCTCCCGGTACTCTCTTTGCTCAACCAGTAGTCTACCTTCCTTGAAGTGTAGGTCTGGGAGCACCCATAGGCAACATGAGTGGCGTATATCCCAAATGGGACCGCCACTAGGCTTGCTAGGGCCGCACGGAACAACTGCATAGATCGCTAGTCTCTTTCCGAGGGATTTG